CACAGTTCCGGGCCGTAAGTGATGCTAGTAGCAGGATCTGTGTAACTGGTTAGTTCATTACCAATCACTGCAATAGTCCAGTCCTCGGCTCGTAGATGCAGTAGCTCACCGCTCAAGGGATTGGGATGACCTAGACTAAGGCCAAAAGTGGCTCCGTCGTTGTATCCAGCTTGACTGTATCTCCAAAGACCAGGCGAGATCACAGTGAGCCCGGTGTTGGCAGTTAGTTCCGCAGAACCAGAGTAAGGTGTGACGAATGTAGGCATAGTTTATTTATAGAAACAAAAAGCCCCACATGGGGCTTTTTCTTATTGCTGACTTACAAACTGATTGAGTTTTTCAGCTTGTGCTACAATGTCATCTGTACTGGGAAAATCTGGCATAACAGGAAATTTTAATGCCAGTTGTTCTTCAGTAGGACCCGACATTCCAACAAAGACTTCTCGCTTGGACTGAAATTCTTCGTATAGATTTTGTCGTTTTTGGAATACTGGTTCGTACAGTGAATCTTTGGCCAGTTTTAAGAGTTCGAGACGAATCTCGTAAGGTGTTTTGCTCATAGTTTTCTCCTTGTGTGAATGTGTGTGTTAAAACACGAGCATGAGTACTTATGCAAAAGCCCCTGACGGGGCTTTTTTCTTACTGTGCAAAACGTCGAATATCTGCTCGAAGTTGTTCAATGGGATCTATACCTTCATCAACATGATATATGCTGGGATTGTTATTGCCGTGCCTCACCGCTTCGGACTTTTCGTCAATTTCCGAACGGTGTGAACGCCATTCTTCTCTATCATATTTTGCCTGGCGTTCAGCTTCTTTTCTGTTGCTACGGTCTATGAATTTTTGTCCAATTTTATTTCCAATTTTGTGACCAATGTAACTACCTAATCCAACAGAACCAAGACCCATGGCAGCACCAGCAACGGCGTCACCCACAAGCCCCATGTCTATTTCATCCACTTGTTCAGCAGAACCTTTACGAATGTCTTGAGCTTTTTGTGCTCTTTGATCGCCTTTAGCTGAAAGTGATTTAAATTGTGCAGGAGGAGCAAAGCCGCCACCAGCTACAGCTTGACTATTTGAACGCCGTGCTAAACGATCATAATTTGCGGCACGAACTGTATTTTTAATACTATCAATCATGCCTTCGTCTGTTTTGCTTTCAGCATCTTCCTTGTACAACCATCCCGGAGGAGGAGTTTTTGTTATATAATGACTGACTATATCATTGCCTTGTATAACAACTACCTTGTACTCGCCCTTGGCATTGGGACCTGAAACTTTTTGTATACGACGTTGGAAATCATTTACGTCTTTACTTGGGTCTGCTGAATTCATGCTTTTAGTTGAAGATACATCAGATCCAATATGATGTGTCATACTGTGGGCGTTCCAGCTGGGATCATACTTGTCAGTAGACTGAGCTTGAGCACCACCTGCACCCAATGCAGCAGCACCAGCCAGTGCAGCACCTGCTACTTTCTGCTTCCATCCTTCATCAACTTCATCTTTGATAGGTTTAACAACATAACCCATACGGTAGTATCCGCGTTCGCCTTTGGACAGGCCTGATCTGCGACGGCGAGCGTCTGCCGTAGCTTCTTTCTTGGTGTCGAAAGTTTTTAAGGGATCGTCACGGAATCGTTGACTGCCCACGCTGCCGCCCTTGGCAAACACGCCGTACTTGACCGCTGCTGTTTCTGTGATGCCTTCAGAAATGGCTGCCCGCAATTCTGCAAGTGCTTCTGCTGCTGTATCAAATCCTACAGCATCATAACTGCCATCATATAGTTTGACATAGTAAGAACCGTTGCCTTCACTGGCTTCTGCATCAATACCAATTTCACCAATGGGCTTGCCTGCTCGTTTAACAACTTTTACTGTTTTGTCACCTCGATGACGCATGACATCTGGACGGCCAGCTTCTGCCATACCTGCACTTTCACGTTCCATACCTTGTGCATGGTCGTGGGCACGATCTCGGTCCTCGTCACCGTAGCACTCAGGGCAGCCGGCACCGTCACACTCTGGACAGACATCGCCTTCTTCATCATCTTCATGACCTTCTGCCATCAAGGCTGAATCATCATAGATGCCCCAACCACCCATCATGTCAGGTGTGGAGAATTTAAAAACCATTACGCATTTGTCATCGATGTAGCCGCGAATTTCCATTCCGTCCTCACTTTCTTCTTCGCGATCAAAATGATCTTGTTCAAACATGCTGAAAAAGTCAGTGCTGTCTTCATAGTAATCACCGTCAATGGCCTTGAGCTCTTCGCTGCCTGAACCTTCCGCCACTGCTTCGTCGTAGCGGTCGTAGCGGTCTCTAACAGGATCAAGTGCTCGACCTTCACGTCCGGCCTTGGCCAAAGCCGCCATTCCAGCCCGACCGTACTTTTCATAGCCCTTGGCAGCACGACTCATGCCTTCGCCTTCCGCCACACCTTGTGCAGCAGTGACAGCAGAGGATTTTTGTATGATCCAATGATACATGTGTTTGTAGTTGTCAGCTGTGGCTTGTTCACCTGTATTTCTGTAGTCCTCTTCCAGCACATATATTCCAGGTGCAACATTTCTTAAATGATCACCTGTGTCATACATTTCACGATAGCTGTTTCTAATTAGCTGTTTGGCTTCTGCTGCGTTGTCGAAAGTACCTATTTGTTTCGGAGCATCTGATGGATCTACAAACACGACAGTATATGTATTTCTTGCTTCAGTAATGCCTTGAGCAGCGGCCACAGCACTACGGCTTTCTACCAACTGTTGCCGACTTGGGCCAGTTGAAGCAGTAGCAAAGTGGTCCATTAGCTTACGCAGGTCGTTTGCAGTATGATCGGGTACTAGCACAGGTTTGATACTCATTGGGGTCTTCCTTGGTTCGGTTTGTTTATTTAGCGTGGTATGCTTTTAATGCTGCTGCGATCTTTGCTTTAGTCTCAGGACTACGCTTTGCCCCTGTTTGCGATTGAACTCTTTTTGCTAATGCTTCTGGATCCCACTTATAAGGCTTTGCTGCTTTAGTTGCACGTATCTTTGCTTTTTGTTCTTCGCTCATCGGTTTGCCTTTATTATGTGCGACTTGTTTTCCTTTCTTAGCTTCGCTAATTTTACGTCTTGTTTCTTCTGAAACAATTGCTCCAAATCGAGGATTATTTTGACCTTTGTTTGCGTTTGAATTTTTAAGGCGATGCTCTGCAGATGGTCTCTTCCCTTTATTTTTTCCTATGTTGCTTTCTCTAATTTTTTCTTTTTGTGACTCACTCTTTAATTTGCCTTTGTGAAAGTCGCTAATCTTCTTATTAGATTCTGCTGTTGGGATAATGTATCCCGCTACATTTTGATTAATCCACCGGGCATCGTGTAGAACTTTACAACGGCGTAGAACTTTAGTTTCCCAAGCCACTGCTTGTTCTTTAGTTTCAAATACTCGACGTACTTCTACGTCAAAGCTTTCTTTGCCAGTTTCTTCAATAAGTCGTTGTACTTTAGGGCTGCTGGTATAATACTTGTTCCAGAGGTCTTCGTGTGGTTCTACTTTATTAGCGGAGCGTACTCCGTAATATACTTGCCCAGTTGGACGATGTTTGATTAGATAGGTGTATGGTTTCATATTGTTATTTAGTTTGTAATAGCAATCTCACTCAAATAGCATAACATTTTTATAGAAAAAGGTCAACAAAAAACCTGCCGAAGCAGGTTTTTTGATACTCGCAAATAAGATTTTCTTATTAAGAAAAACTTAAATTACTTACGGCTATTTCTCCAACATAATCTCCGGCGTTGCCGAAAGATGATGCAGTATTTGTCAATTCGATGTAGCCATATCTGGTCATAAAGCTCACGACTGGTTCAAATGTTGACGGATCCAGTACAACACCAGAACTCATCAAAGGAATATATGGGCAATAGAACGCGGCTGCATCAGCTTCGCTCGAACCCTTATAACCAACTAAGACAGGTGTGCTATCACTAGCGTAGCTGTCAACGAACACACGCATTGCACCGTTCAGGGTACCAACAAACTTGGTGTTTGTAGGTGCTTCGAATGTGCCTTCTGTGGTACGTGCAAATGCACTTGTTGTAGCTGACTGAAGAACAGTCAAGCTAGCTGGACTAACAACAGCCCAGTTACCAGCACCGCGACGTGTGCGCTGTGCAATCAGGTTAGCAACACGGTTGATCAGAACAGCTAAAGCAGCATGTTCGTCACCAACGAATGTAGCAGTACCAGAAACAGTAGCTTGGTTGTATGTAAACTCAGTTGTGGCCAGGCTACGCAGGCTCAACAGGATTTCCTGGTCAATTTCAGCTGTAATTTCTTGAGCCAAAGCTGCCATGATTTCGGCTTCTACGTCGATACCATGCATTGCTTGTGCGTCTTGAGCAGCTTCAAAAGTCCAACGAGCTTGTAGCTTACGTGTCTTAGCTTCAACAGCTTGCTTCAAGATTTGTACAGAGATCTGACGACCACCGTTACCTTCAAGTGTTGCTGTCTGTGCACCACTATAACCTTGTGCAGCGGTTTGTGTTGTTGCTGCGTTATCAGCACCACGAGCGCCTGCTGAGTAAGCAACAGCGATCTTGAATGGTGACAGTGCTTCTTCACCAGCTACAACTGAGGTTGCTGCTGCTGATTGGTCTGTCATTGTGCTGGCATAACGTACACGCAGAGTGTGAATCTGTCCAACTGGACCTGTCATTGGCTGAACACCTACCAACTCGTTAGCGATAACTGTTGGCATAACACGTCGAATTACTGGCAGAATTACACGATTCAATGTGGCGATATTACCTGACACAGTTGAACCTGCACTTGCGTTTTCTTTCAAATATCTACGAGTGTTTTCTAAGATCACGCTCATAGTGTTGCGGCGACTGCCTTTCAGACCTTCCATAAGGGCTTCTTTGGTTTCGTCCCAACGGCCTTCTAATAGTGCTTGTGACATTTAAGTCTCCTTTAATTAAAGACCTGCCAGGCGCTTGATGTCGATCACGTTGGAACGGTCTTCTTCTTCTGCGGCCTTGACGGTTTTATCACCAGTTACTGAACGAACACTCTCTGAGACCATTTTACGTGTCTTGGGTTGTGCATCATTTAGTACTGCTGGTAGATACTTCTCGAAAGCACCTTTCAAACGACTTGTTTGAACGCTTTCTAACAGATTTTGCATAACTTCACGCTTTTCCTCATTTAGAGGACTCAGCAATTCTTCCATTGTGCTTTGACGCAGGTTGGATTCTTTGATTATGCGAATCTCTTTCTCTTTGGTTTCGACGATGCGATTCTTTGCTTCGACGATTTTTGTGGCTTCCTCAAGCTGCTGATTTTTTCTAGCAATCATTCCACTTAGCTTACGGATTTCTGCATTCTCGTTGAGATATGTTGATCCGAACTCTGAGGCGTATGCTTCAAAAATCTTACGACCAAAGTTGTTCTCGCGAGCAACTTTAATGTCTTCGTGCAGTTGATTCATTTCTGCCTTTAGATGCTTGGCAACTGACTTACCCAGCTTGTCGGCACTTTCTTTTACGAAACGTGCTTTTAGCTTTTCAAGTTGACCACGGGCTTCACGAACTAGACGAACTTTTGTTTCAACAACATCACGCTTGTCTCGTGCGAATTCCATAATCTCTTCAGCCAGCGCACCCACAATGAAAGTTTCTAATTTCTTAAAACCTTCTGAGTGCATTTTGCGATCTCGACGCAGTTCGCCAATTTCTTCTGCCAATTTAGAAACCATAAAGTCGTTGAACTTTGTGCTGCTTTCTGTCATTCGGCGTCGGAATTGAACACGATCTTCTGCTAGTGATTGCTTTTCGGCTACCACTGCTTCAATCTCTGTTGCGAGACCTTCTGTTACCATGCGATCTAGGGCTTCCACCATTACTGTTTTGTCATGCTCATAGCGTTGTGCAAACTCTTCGCGGAGTTCTGCACGTAACTGTTCTCGAGCTTCTGTTAATTTTGATTCCCAAGCTTCGTTGAGATCTCGACCAACTTCCTCGTTTATGAGTCCGCTATCTAGTAGTGGCTTAATAGCATCAAACATCTATTTCTCCTAGATTTTGAGATCTTTGATGAGGCGTTTTACTTCCTCTTTCAAATATCTCTGTACTTTGTTATCCGACCCAGTACCTCTTGCCATTTCAAGTACTCGATGACCATTTTTCATGTTCATCAAGCCTTCGTAAATTGCTTTGGGATATGCGCCTGGCGCACTGGGTTGGGCAACCACATCAACAGTGACTATTTCAAAGTCA